GATCGATTTAAACAGGATCAGTACTTAGCAAGAATCATGCAAGAATTTCCTACAGTTTTGCCAACTATAGCAGGACAAAAAAATAAAAATGATAGTCACGGGAGTCCAGTGCAAAAAGTAGGACAAGATGCAGAGGGCAAAGTTGTTACCTATCCAGGGCTTATCAGTAATGTAGAACCACAGAGTAGTGTAGCTGCCGGTGTAGGTATTGTTAATACGTTTCCAGAAATAGACGGTGTTGTCCGTCGTATGCCATTAGTTATTATGGTAGGTGATACACTATATCCTAGCCTAGCAATGGAAACATTAAGATTAGCCGCAGGAGATACAAAGATTCAAGTTAAGATTGGCGACACAGGTGTTGATGCATTGCGTGTTCCTAAACTAAGTAAAATTAACACAGATAGTCTAAGTAGGATTTGGGTAGATTGGTCAGCAACTCCTAAAGAATATTCCTTAGTTGATTTGCCAAAGTCGTTTGACAAAGGCATTGTTATTGTTGGCCTAAGCGCCGCTGGTCTTGCTAATCCAGTTTCTACGGCCAAAGGAGAAGTTTGGCCACAATACCTTCAGGCTTCAACGTTAGGAACAATGCTTAACGGCACAACTATTCAACGTCCGGATTGGGCAGATAATTTAGAACTTTTATCTATCCTAATAGCAGGATTGTTGGTAATATTTTTATCAAGGTGGACTTATGCTTTTATCCCTATTGTTTGTGTGCTTGCTGGCAGTCACTTCGCTGTTCTTTACATCTATGCTCATTACAAGTATTTGGTTGATGTCACGTTTTTTGTTATTGCTATTGGTCTTGTTTATAGTCATGCTTATACTGTAAAATTTGTTAGTGAGTTTTTACAGAAACAACAAATTAAAAAACAATTTGGCAGTTACTTGAGTCCAGACTTAGTTGCTAAATTACAACGTAATCCCGAACTATTAAAACTTGGCGGAGAAGAACAGGAACTATCAATTATGTTCACCGACGTTCGTGGTTTTACTAGTATCAGCGAACATTACGGTAAAGACGTTCAAGGACTTACTAAAATTATGAATCGTTATATGACAGCAATGACTAAAAAGATTCTTGAAAACGATGGTACACTAGACAAGTACATCGGCGATGCTCAGATGGCCTTCTGGAATGCGCCACTAGACAATACTAAACATTGTAAAGATGCTGTTAAGGCCGCACTTGAAATGTTAGGAAGTCTAAAAGATTTTAACGATGAAATTACCAAAGAAGGTACTCCTCCCTTTGGTATGGGCATTGGTATTAATACAGGTATTGTTGTTGTCGGTAATATGGGTAGTGAGCAACGTTTCGATTATACTTGTCTTGGAGACGCTGTTAATTTGGCTTCAAGGCTTGAGGGACAAAGTAAAAATTACGGAGTGCTAATTGTACTAGGACCTACAACAGCAGAAAGAATAGGCGACGAATATTTTACATTAGAACTAGATTGTATTGCTGTTAAAGGTAAAAAAGAAGGCGTAACAATTTACACGGTATTTGAAAATACAAACGCTAATGCAATAGTAGAATGGATAATGGCTCGAGAAACTCACAACGATATGCTTGCTTTATACAGAAAACAACAATGGGATCAGTGCATTGAAATATGCGAACAGTTAAAAGGTGAGTTTGATGGTAACATGGATCATTATTATGAACTATGGATAGAACGTATCGAAGAAATGCGTAAGGCAAATTTACCTATAGACTGGGATGGCGTGTTTAGAGCAACATCAAAATAAAGTCATAAGAAAGCCCACTAAAAGTGGGCTTTATTTTTAAGCGTAACTGTTTTCAGCGATAGTTCCCGAATGAACTAAATCACCATCTGGATTGTAAATTTTAGCAGATTGTGCGCCGGATGTAGTAGCATGATCCATTGCATCCTCAAATGTTTCAAACCAATCGTCAAGTACCTCAAGAACACCATTTCTCCATTTGTGTGATCTTACTCTATGTTTGCTATGTCTCATTGATGTTCTCCGTTAAGAAAAGTATTTATTCCAAATCTTGGCAGTATTGTTTGTGTAATGTGTCAAACTCCACTGATTAGATTTAACGTTAATTACAGGCCAATTATATGTTTTTTGTAATTTAGCAACAATATCTGTACTACTAGTTGGGTCAGCCGCAAACGGAGCTACCTTCCAAGGTATTTCAATACTACCTACAATAGGAACACCTTGGCTAACTAGGTCTGCACCTACAATGTTAAATGTTTCGCTAAAGCTAACCTGTAGTCCTATATCCATCGTAGAACATAGTTCTAAGAAACCTGCTCTTGGAGTCCATTGATGATTTACTAATTGATGTCCTTTATCGGATATCTGTTGAAACAATCCTTTTAGATTATTTAAAACAGGACTTCCATTCATTTCTATACGTCCCGCATTGACATGAAAGTTTAATTTTTTACCTATCTTATTTGCAAATTCTATAGCGGCAAATGCTTGAACTAAATGATTCTTCAAAGGACGTATAGCACCAAAACAGGCAATATCTATAGTGTCCTTATTTTTGTTAAATGATTTTTTCTTGTATTCTTGAGGGTAAAAATTAGGAAGATAAATTACACGTTTGTTTAATTGTTTATCGGTCCATGCATTTCTGTGTTGCAGATACATTCCCACTTCTCGCATCATTCTAGGAGCGTTTACTCCGATAATAATATTTTTAAATTCGCTATAATCACCTAGCCAATCCATAGCCATGCCTTCACCGGCCATAAATGGCATTTCACTATGCAGACGAATAATCCATTTTACATTAGGATGTAATTTTTGCAATACTGTAAATTTTTGAGGAACAACCCACAGGGCTTCAATAATGACGTGTGTTGGTTTAAATTTAGTTACTTCTCTATCAATACAGTTATTGTCTGCAACTACTACCAATTTACTTTCTATACCCTGTTCCAATAACATATCATTAACAAAACTAGCAGAATTAAACAAACCGGTACTTAATCCAATATTAGAATGCAATATAGCGTGATAGTCTTCACGCCTTTTAAGAATGAATAAAACTCTAGATGCCACGGCTGTGTCCTTGTTAAAAATTGTATTTATAATAATGTTAGCAGATAATGATTACAACATTATTATACACGAATTTTTGCAAGACCTAAATACCTAAATATAGTTAACCATGTCCAACCGATATCAAATTCAAACCAACGACGACTAAGTTTTGTTGATCCAGGCAACAAATGATGATTATTGTGTAGTTCTTCTCCGCCTATAATAATACCCCAGGGCAATAGGTTTCGACTTCGATCTCTACTCTCACCATTTCGGTACCCGACCCAATGACCTAGCCCGTTGATAACACCTGCGGCCCAGAATGGAATCCATATCATTTGTATGCCCCATACTACAAATCCCCAAATTCCAAATAACAAAAGGTTTATTATCAACATTAGAATAATACCTTTAAAATTGTGAGGAGTATAGACATTACGTTCTAACCAATCGTCGGGTGTACCAACTCCAAATTTTTCTACCATATCTGTATCTTTAGCGGCACGGCTATAAAGTAATGCGCCTTGTGTCAAAAGTTTCCAAATTCCAAATACATGCGGACTGTGTGGGTCACCTTCTTTATCGCTAAACGCATGATGTTTACGGTGAATAGCTACCCATTGTTTGGTAATCATGCCTGTTGTTAACCAAAGCCAAAAACGCATGAAATGTTCTAAGATAGGATGGAATTTAATTCCCTTGTGTGCCTGCCCCCTGTGCAGGAATAGTGTTACGCAAACTATGGTGATGTGTGTTACTATTAAAGTGTAAAAGATTATATGCATCAATTACTTATCTTAATCATCACCGGCGGCAGATTTTATTTCTTCTTTCGTAGCTTTACGACCTTTACCAATAGGTTTTCCCTCATTGGCTGTTTTATTAATTTCTTGTTCAGCCATAATACGTTCTCGTTCGATACTCTTACCGCGAAGTTCCATGACAGTTTCTATTTTTTGGTTAAGTCGTATAAGGTCATTATCAAGCATCCGAATACGATCAATAAGAGCAATAAGTGTTCCATTGGCTTGTCCTATAACTGGTTTAATTTCTGTAGTTACCCATGTCCACACGTAGTAAATGAAATATCCCATTCCTGCGGCCGCAATTATAGGAAACCCATATTTGTTAATTAAATCGGCTAGACTGTCCATTACCTATATCCCCTTACAAACCTAACAATAGGTTCTACTTTTACTAACTGAGCCCTGCCGTCGACATTTATTAATTTAAAATGATCTCCGTGTTCCCAACCTAATTTATCTATATCTAAATCAGGATCAAGTACGATTTTGTCTTTATCAATACTCCAGTCATAATCGACATACATTGCCATTTTAATCCTTTCTTTGATCAGCCTGTTCTGCACGAGCTATTCGGTCATAATCAGGTTGTAGACCTAATGCGTGACTAACCTTAACATCAATACGCTGTAGTTGATTAGTCATAGTATCAACACGAGCATCTAGACCTTTAATAATTCCACCCATGCCATTAACGCTAGATGTAACACCAGCAAGAATAAATTTTAGTGTAAGAAAAACAAAATAGCCAGCACCACAGGCTCCTGCTATAGGGAAACCCAATTCAGCTACTAATTTAAAAAAGTCACCCATTTTTTACTCCAGTGTATGATACTATTTACTGCGCAGATAATTATTAAAATATACATAGTTAATTTACCAAATTAGAAAAACCAGGATATATACTGTTGCTTTTTTACAATATTAAATATATAATATATGTTGCTGGTACATGTTAACTAGCAACTTAAATTTAAAAAAACAAAAGGAAACTAAAACATGAAAAAATTCTTATTAGCCGCATTCGTGGCGTTATCAGTAACTGGTGCAATGGCAGCAACTGTTACTATTGATGCCCAAAACACTGAGCCAGGTAATGGTAGTTCAGACATTAAGCAGTTGCAATTAACTGTTAAGCAACCAATTAATGATTTACTAGCTGTTGATGCGAGTATCTCTAATGCTATTATTGATGATAGCTATAAGCAAATTACTCGTTATGAAGCAGGTCTAACTGCTCAGAAGGCTGTATTTGGACCAGTTGATGCTTATGGTCGTGTTGGTCTTGGCCAAAAGAACATCAGTGCAAATACCGCAGGTGGTATGAATTACTACTCAGGTGAAATTGGTGTTATCTATCACACACCAGTTGCAGGTCTAGATGCTAAGGTTGGTTATCGTTATCGTAATAGTTTTGACAGTGCATACGAGTTAGGTGAAAAGTCTAATTCATTCCGTTATGCTTTAAGCTATGCGTTAACTAAGAAAGATACAATTGGTGTACGTTATGACCGTGTTAACGGTGATCTAAGCCAATTAGTTCAAGGAAACACCGTTGGTGCTTTCTACTCACGTAATTTCTAATTAGAAATTATACATAATAAAAAAGCCCCTTCTGGGGCTTTTTTTATCACCACCCTGTATGATGACCTTTTAATCTAATTTCGGCATCTATGAAACCGTAATTATTATATTTCATATTATGTGTAGATGGAGGAGTTAGACTATTTTTAATATGCCACCAAAGTAAACTTTCTGGATGAAATCTACAACCTGCATCAATGTATTCATCTACTCTATCAACAAGTGAAGTAACCTGTGTCATAACATGTGGTTCAGCCATAAACCATTGATCGCATAACATGCCATGCTGATCCCACTGATCAAACCAATGCCAGTTTTTAGTAAACATTACTAATTTATGATTTCTTAATAAATTTAATTCTCTTTGCCAATCTATATTACCTACATAGTGGATATCTGGCCTTGAGCGCAATACAAAGTCATATTTTATATTATGTTCTTTTTCATAGGCTTGTCTAAACAAGTCAGCATTTTTAATTCCACCAAACATAGATAACATAGCACCGGGAGAATTTGCTTGAGAGTAACAATCTTCTTGTGTATATTTTGTAGACCAATGATATTTTTCTGTAAACTCTACATTTACACTAACTTCATTTTTTAATAAATTAGGAATAGATTCTTTTAAAAAGTTTACAAGCCAATCATCTAATGGACTACTCCAATGACTAAAAAATAAATCACAATACGGAAAATTTTTATAGTACTCTAATTGATGTAAAAAACTGGTAGGAAATTGTTGATATCTATCCGAACCACCACTGAAGCATACAGCCACCCTCATAGATAATCTCCTAATGTATCCGAATCTCGTTTTATATTAATAGCTATTGCTCTAGGGAATGGATTTGCTGAATTGTAATCATTAATCAGTATTCGTTTTGCATTAGGTAGACCAGTTAATAATTTTATATCTTCAAAACCTAAACCTTGTAACATTTCAATTGTTCTATCTCGAACATTATCAGGACGAGCAGTTGTAAAGATTATTACACTACCATCTTTTTCTAATTCTTGTATCTTTGAAATATTTTCTTTTAATGGAACAGGAGTATCGTAATATTCGTGTTTTCCCTGAGCACATATCAATGTACCGTCTATATCGCAAAATATTACCGCTTTATCGTTATAGTTAAACCATTCTTCTGCTGTGCCTACATCAACATAATTTGCAACAACAAACTCTTTAAAAACCGCGTTATTGTTTAGGCATTCTTCTATTATGTGGCTAACAAATATTTCTTTAACATCTGCATCTAATAATGCTTGATAATTGTTTACAAATAAATCTGCAGATTCAAATTTGTAACCTCCTACACAAAATTTATTTGAAACAATTTGTTTTTCAATGATGTTAGTTATAATACCTTGATCATTAGTAATTACAAAACTCTTTGATGCTACTCGTCTGAGTATGTCGTGATCTTCTATTCTAGATACACAAACACCATTTCCTGTAATTGTAGGATAATCAAAAAAACTATCGCAGTCTTTTATTAATATTTCTTCTGTTGTAAATCCTGCTTTTTTTATAATTTGAAAAACTGTATCTGCAGGACCTGATGTTCTGTTAGGAAGAATAATTACACGGATCTTATCACCATATGTATCTTCTATGTATTTAGAGGTGTTATATATGTCGTTATGTTCTTTTAAGATTCCCATTGTAATTTGATGTTTGTTTAGATAAGGCGCAATAGCTTTTTCAAACATCATCTTACCGCTATAATCTGTTAGGGTGTATTTTGGTCGCATGTTAGGAAATCTAGTAGATAATCCTGCGGCTGGGATAATTATTTCCATAGTGAATTTATACCTTGTTTTAAAAATGTTTTTTCAAATGAATCAATCTTAGCATAGTTGTATACTCGTAAAAGCATCAATATTAACAAATAATCGTTATCTGCTTCCGGGAAGATCGTCAATAGATGTTGCTGTGTATGTTTTAGTTTGACATCTATGCCCATGCCTTCCGGTGTATTTCTTACAAACCATCCTATTTGCAAATCTTGTCGCATTTTTGCAATATCAAAAATATAAGAATTATACTCTGTAGTAATAGGATCTATCAAAACAAATTTGTTTGAATTAATATTGTAAAGTATATTTTCTAAAGTTAAATCTCCATGATATTCAGAAGATGGTAACTCTTTTGGTAATTTTTCTAAAAGCTGTTCTTTGGTGAACACTAGCTCCGAAAAATCAATCTGAGATAATTTTTTATTGTAATCGTCTGTGTAATTTTTTAATACGGCAGTAGATTTAAATTTTTCTAATACATCTACTATAAATTCTAATAGGTTATCATAGGAACGAGTTTTAAGATATGTTTTTATATCTAACCCATGGATGTATTCCATATCTAGATGATTATCAGAATAACTATATATCTTAGGGATGGGAAAATTACTAGAAAGAACTAACATGCGTTCTACGTTGCGCAATACGTTGCCTCTCTTTTTAACTATTAAATTACCATTTTTAGATACCAAAAATATTCGGTTATCTGAAAACCCATGTAATTCTTTGATTATTTTGATCATTACCAGATAAAGTTTTTCTTATAGTATTTGACTATTTGTTTAAGTTCTTTATCAAATACTGCTGTTGGGTTCCATCCTAAATCTTGTAACTTAGAATCGTTAACACTATATCGAACATCTTGTCCTTGACGCTTTACATTTAGATCTAACCACTCAGAACCTTTCAATCCCATTAGTTTAAGAATTTTATTAGCAACTACTAAATTTTGTTCTTCATGGTTACCGCTAATGTTGTATATCTCGTTTTGAACACCGTGATTGATAATTGTAATTACTGCACGAGCCGTATCACTGGCGTGTAACCATGTACGTCTTGGAGTTCCTGCATCGTGCAAAGGAGCAGGCTTTCCTAGGCTCAAATACTTAATTGTATGAGGAATAAATTTTTCTGTGTATTGTCCGATACCGTAATTGTTAGTAGGACGGACAATAACGTAAGGAATATCAAATGTACGACTAAAAGCCGTAACTAGCATATCTGCGGCCGCTTTAGTAGCAGAATATGGATTACTAGGCTTTAGCATATCTGTTTCTTTGTGGGCTCCGTTAACAATATCACCATACACTTCATCTGTGCTAAAATGCAGGAACACAGGCATTTTAAACTTATGATGTTGTTTGATCATCTTAAGTAAGTGATGTACTCCATCTATGTTACTGTGAACAAACACATCACTTGAAGCAATACTGTTATCTACATGAGTTTCTGTGGCTGTATTAATAACATAGTTACATTCATAAAGAAAATCTATGTCGTTGATGTCTTTGTGTTCAAATACAAATTTATTGTATTTTTTTAAATCTTTTAATAGATTCCAATTAGCCGCATAGGTCCCTTTGTCAATACCACGAACATACCAACCTTGTTCCAAACAGGCTTTGGTGACATGATATCCAATAAATCCTAAGCATCCTGTTACATATACAACTTTTGTATTAATCATATTTTTCTCATTAAATTTAAGTAAGCTGGATTAGCAGTCCTAATCCAGTCTAAGAAATCTTCTTCTAATTCTTCTAGTGTTTCTGGTCGGTAGTTAATGATTCCAGGCAGAGTCTTTAGGACTGCTCTATCATCATGCGCCCAGTGTGTAATACCATCATGACTGTAATCTTTGTCTCGACCGCTACCTAATAATTTGACAGGTATACGTTCATAGGCAACATAGTTACGCAGGAACTCAAATGGACGATACAACAAGAATGAACTCATGCTGTAACAAACAGGTTTAAGTCCTTCTTCTGCCATTCCAATTGCTACACCGATCATAAGTTGTTCGGCCGCACCTACATTGTAAAAACGATCTGGATAGGTATTACGAATATCATCTAAAATACCAAAACCTAAATCAGCAGTAACAACACGAATTCGATCATCAACTGACATTTCTTCTAACAATAATTGAGCACATTCTTTTCTCATTTGATCAACTCCGCATAGTCTTCTGGTTTTAGTACATAATAGTGTGTGAGCAGGTCCTTGGCAAAACTCCATTTCAGTGGGTCGCTAATTCTAATGTTGATTCTAGGAAGGAATGCTCGTAGTCGATTTGATAGTTTTCCTACATCAACTGGATCATATGCACTCAATCCATTTATATTGACATAGACTTCCAAATTGTCTACAGGATGGTCATCAATGAAACGTAGACTTTCCCAAATACTTCCTTCTGCGGCTTCACCATCACTGATCATGCAGTAGACTTTCTTATCGGGAGTAGCTAATGCATGTCCAACAGCAATAGGAAGTCCACTTCCTAGACTGCCTGTTGAGCAATAAACATGATTATGGACATCCTTCATAGGGTGAATACCATATTCATGTAACATCCACACAGGATCAGTTCCGTAGTATTTTTCTAGAACAACGTACAGAGCCAGGCCTGCATGTCCATTACTAAGAATAAACACTTCATCGTCTTTACGTCGAGCGTATATTTCTTCAATTATTGGTAGCGCACTTAATGTACTACTTAGGTGGCTTAATTTTTCTTGATACGTAATATCAATAATTCTTTTTTCAAGTGGGTTCATAATTTGCCGTAGTTAAAAATTCTTTGATTCCGTTCTCTAAATCGTATTCTACTTCGAAACCATATTGTTCTTTAGCATAAGTAGTATCACATACCCATACTTCGCTTTCGTAGGCTTTAGTCAATCCTGGAACAATTTCAACTGGTGCTTTTTTACCTGTTGCTTGTTCAAACATTGCGTGAACTGCCCAATTGGTCCAGCTAGTGCCGGATCCAAAGTTTACAATATCACCTAACGGTTTATCGTTACGTTGCACTAATATATCTATGCCACGTACAAAGTCATCTATATATATAAAGTCATGAACACCATGAAATAATTTCATCGATTCATTTAAGTTAAAAGCTCTCCATAGCCTAGGAAATAGTCTATGTGATTTTTCATACCTACCATAAACACTATATGGTCTTGCTATAGAAATGTCAAGTTTGTAAGTTCTTGCATATCCTTGACACAGTAGTGTACTTGCACCTTTAGTTGCTTGGTACATATCAACAGGATTAATGCGATCTTTTTCTGCACTAGCTCTAGGCATAGGACCATATTCTGCACTAGACCCGATCTGTACCATTTTACAATTAGAGAAATTTTTAACATACTCTAAACATTCTTGTGTCCAGAGCACATTAGGTTTCCACATGTCTTCTGCTTTATAAATTTCTGCCGCACAGTTAATAATAACATCTGGTCTAAAATAATCTAACTTAGCGCCTACATTCATGTAGCGTTTATGTTCAAATATTTCATGGTCCTTGTAAAATTCAACTAGATTGCGGCCTACAAATCCAGTTGAGCCTGTAATAAAAATTTTCATTTTACGATAAATTGTTGCATGTGATTGGCTAGTTTAATACGATTATCTTGATCAACAGCAGGCCAATGAATAATAAAATCTCCCTGTTGCCAATTGCCGTCTTGCCATAGACAGTCTCTGTGATCTGTATAATGATAGATCTTATAGTCAAAACTATTAAAATAACGCTGATTAACAATTTTAACCACGTTTGGATATTGTTTACATGTGTCTTGTATAACGGCCTGCTCGGCTTGCCAGTTATCGAGATAGTTAGGTTTGCTATCTAAAATCATCTGTAAGTATCCACGGCCTTCCTCAGAATTTCGTACTAAAAATACACCTGCGTTGATATCGTTAACATCAACAGCTACAATAAAATGATAGTCGTTGTTAACAAGATCTTCAATTTTTGTGGTGAAATTAGTAATCATTGTATCTGCTTCAGCAAACAATAACCACTCGTATTCTGGATGTTCTTTAAAAGCATTGAGTACTACAGGAATCTTTTCAAACCCGACCATCTTGTCAAATTTGATATCTGTTTTGCAGTGAAAGCCATAACCATGACGTTCACAATAATCTTTTTTATTTTTATCTGTTATATCACCCAATCTTTGATAGCTGGGGTCATGCATGGTAGCTACGGCGTACATAGGATCCTTTTTGTTATTTTTATTTACTACGTAGTTAATTCCAGGTCTAGTATCTTGGTTGACCTTACTCATTAAATACTCTTATAATTATAACACTAACATTTAGGAAAAACAACACATGGAACATTTTTATCAAAACGTCCCCGGCTATTTTAGCTACGATTACCTTTACAAAGAAATGGTTGAACTTGCGGAAGACGGAGACCTTTTTGTAGAAATTGGATCATTCAAAGGACAGTCATCGTCTTTTATGGGAGTTGAAATTATTAACTCTGGTAAGAAGATTAAGTTTGATGCTGTTGACACATGGCAGGGCAGTAAAGAACATCAAGCAGGAGGAGATTGTGAAGATCCAAATGTTGTTGCAGGAACCTTATTTGAAGAATTTACTAAGAACACCGAACCGGTAAAGTCTGTAATAAATCCTGTTAGAATGCCTAGTACCGAAGCGGCTTCTCTATATGAAGATAAGAGCATCAGTTTCATTATGATCGATGGTGATCACACCTATGACGGTGTTGTAGCAGATGTATTGAGCTTCTACCCTAAGATGAAACCAGGTGGCTTCATGACGGGTGATGATGCATGGGCTCCAGATGTTTGGAAAGCAGTCAATGATGCAATCCGTAGCATTGATCCAAATTTGACTGTACAATTAATAAATGGGATTCATTTTTATATTGAAATTCCAGAAGAGGTTGACAACGAGACTAAATAAATGTACAATTAAGACATGCGTTAGAAATTCCTAGTAAAAATAAGATGTTGTGAAAAAACAACAACTTTGAACAACCAGGGGTTGACAACGAGACTAAATAAATGTACAATAGACACATAGGTTATAAAAAGCCTATGTAAATTTAAAAGAGAGAACTGGAAACAGAAATGAAAAGCGTAACGAATTTTAGACAACATTGTTTCATAGCCAAACAGGCAGGCTTTATGCCCACCTATTGGTCTGCGACAAATAGTCTATCAAACGATCGCTTACCAGAGATTATCTCAGGGTCCTTGGAGGACAGCGTGTAAAGTAAAAAGTACACACAAACTTCAAAAGGACCCTAGGATTAAAAACCCTGGGGTTTTTTGTTTTTAGACTTTCAAAGTGTGAATATGTGGAAACGAGGTCCACGTCCTGCACTTAAAACATGGGACAAACGGGCGGCCTACGGGATGGAGTTCCTTTTGTGGAATGAAAAATCGTAGCGTATTAAAGCATTCTCAGGCCGTAAGGCAAGTGGGTTCATCCATGAAGAGTGCTTTAATACACACATTCTCCACTCCTTTGACGAGTAAACAGCGTAGCTGGAGAGTGTGTTTACAAATTAATGGAGTGTGTTCCCTGTTGCCGGCTGTAACCCGGTAGGCGTTGTTAAGCAGGGTGGCCGCCAAGTAGTTCGATTCTATCACACTCCACCAAGTTTGCCCTGTTAGTTTAATGGTAGAGCACCGGTTTTGTAATCCGGGAATGGCAGTTCGATTCTGTCACGGGGCACCATTTTTAGGATGCTTCCAGCAAATAAAAAACTTTTATGGAAAAAAAGCAAAAACAGCATCCTGCTTTACCCGGATAGTTAAATGGTATAACAATCGGCTGATAACCGGTCATCACAAGTTCGATTCTTGTTCTGGGTACCAAATTATATGGCGTTGGACTTCTGGGTAGGTCCTCGGCCCTTCAAGCCGAAGAGACGGGTTCGATTCCCGTACGCCATACCAAGTTTTAGGATGCGTTCAGCAAACTTTATACATTTGACTTTTAATCAAAACCGTAAAAAAAGCATCCTGTTTTATTCTGTTCCCTGATGGTGTAGTGGTAACACAACTGACTTTGACTCAGTCGTCCTAGGTTCGAATCCTGGTCGGGGTGCCAACAATTTGCCGCTTTAGCTGATGTGGTCATAGCACCGGTTTGAAGCACCGAGGAACTAGGTTCGATCCCTAGGGGCGGCACCAATTTTTATTTTAAATAGTTACATGATAAACTTCAGGACTATTGAACTAGAAAATTTAGATGTAATAGTTGCCAAGTGTTTGGCAATTATACAACCGCATATAGTTAACTTTACAAATTTGTATTATCTAGATTCGTTTAACCAAAGTAATGGTAGAACAGATAGATTTAGACAAGTGCCAGAGTTAATGGATGCAATGACAAAATTAGGATGGGACCAATGTTGGTGGACATCTGCGTTAGTTGTTAGTTATGATGATTTGCCAATACATTACGATCATGGTGATTTTAAGTATTCGCTTAACATTCCTATACTAAACACCAAGGGCACCAGCACAGTATTTTACAAAGCCAATGCCCCTGCAACATTAAAGAATCCATTCGAAGGACAATACTATTACGAGTATGATCCAAAAGATGTAGAAGAAATTGAGCGGGTTGAAATAATTCAGCCAACTCTAATCAAAGTCCATACACCGCATACAGTATTGTTAGGTGCTGGACTTAAACCGAGAGTAGTATTAGCACTACGTCTACATGACGATGTGCCTAATACATTAATTTAAAAAGAGGTAACGACATGAAACGTTTAGGTAAACGATAGTGTCGACTCGGATCCCGTATTGGTCCCAGTCGGCACATTAAATCAATTTAATTACGACTAACCCTTCGTAGCGCAATTGGTAGCGCAACGGACTCTTAATCCGCTGGTTGGCAGTTCGAGTCTGCCCGGAGGGACCAATATGGGATTGAAGCTTTAAGGTGAAGCAACGGACTTTTAATCCGTAGAACTGGGATCGTCGGCCCAGCAGTCCTACCATATAAAAACACATTGTTCGGCATGCTGGGCCCTAGGTATAACCTCCAGTCAGTGTGTTTCTATATGGTAGCAGTTCAAGTTCAATGGTCACACGCCCTTGCTTGAATTAACAGTTGCCATATTATTTTTAATTTGATTAGCATGATATACCTTTGGAAAATGTCCTCTAAAAAACGGAGGCCAATGTTTTGCTCTATGTGCAGAATCAAAATATTCTGCAGGAGGCAATCTAAGATATTCTCTACTAATATCGATTAGTAATACTAGTCGACGTTTATCTGTATAGTTGTGTGCGCTGTGTGTATATCGATTATCAAATCCGTATATATCACTCCAGTCAATTTCATAACCTTCTACTTCGAGAAATATATCTCCTTCGGGAACAATTAAAGGAACATGAATACGAACAATATCACCGGCTTCGTTTTCTCCCCCAATGTGTCGTTTAATGACAAGACCTGGCTCAATTGAGCTATAGGTACATATTGGACAATGTTCTTTATATTTTTCAAGTAACTTTGTTGCTGTTGGATAACGATCTCTTATTGTTTGGTCAGCTAATGGATCAATAGATACATTATGTTTTTTCCAATTATATTTGAGAGGATCAACACGCCATGCATCTTTTTTTGTTTGTAATCCGGATATATCTTCAACAGGATTATTATAAGGTATTGATTTAGAAAAATCACCATCTATATAATCAGTGTGGTATGCTAAAAATTCTTCTCTTAACATAGGAGCGGCTTCCATGAGTTCATCGGCTACATGTAGCTCTTCTCTGAGCCAAAATAGTTTTTTAGTATTCATACAAATATTTAATTTTTAAAATTATAGAAGCGTAGCATAGTGGCTAATGCACCACCTTCATACGGTGATTATCGTCGGTTCGAGTCCGACCGCTTCTACCAAAATATATTGACATTAGATAAAAATAGTGTATGATATAAATCAATGCGAGTGTGGTGAAATAGGTAGACACAACAGACTTAAAATCTGTCGGGCGCAAGCCCATGCCGGTTCGATTCCGGCCATTCGCACCAATCTATGGTGTTAGTAGTGTAGTGGTCTGCACCCCGTTCTGTGAAATCGGTAGTATGGGCTCGATCCCCATCTAGCACCCCAAAGTAATGCCCTTGTAGTTTAGCGGTAAAACACCCGGCTTATACCCGGCACATGTCCCCAGATTAGGGAGCGTCGGTGGTTCGAATCCACCCGAGGGTACCAAATAATATACTAGCGAACAGGGTTCGATCCCTTCCGCTGGTACCAATGCCCCGGTGGCGAAATCGGTAGACGCACTTCTCTCAAAAGGAAGAAGGAAAAACCTAGTTGTGAGTTCGAATCTCATCCGGGGTACCAAAATGTTCAGTAAATAATGGATGTACAATAATTATTGTTATCGTTTAAATTTTAATTTTGATCTGTCGTTAGATAATTTAACAGCAGTACAACAATCATATAAAAATTTAGACCAAGTAATGATTTTTAATTTTCCATTAAAAACTGTTGATGTTAACCTGTTAAAGTTTTTAGAACCGTTAGGACTTATTGTAAGCCACTGTGAGGCATTTTATACTCCGCCAAACGATAATTTATTATTGCACGTTGATCGAGATCAACCAAATAATGATTGTAAATTAAATTGGGTTTACGGTGCAACTGGTAGTGTTATGGAGTGGTGGATACCAAAAGATCCTGATCAACCATTAAATGTAAAAACAAATCCAACAGGTTACCATTATATTGAGTATTCTAAAAAAGATTGTTCTAAGGTGTGGAGTGCCGAAATAGGTAAACCTAGTATGATTAATTCGGGTGTACCTCATTCGGTTAGTAATACCACAAGCGAACAACGATGGTGTTATAGTCACGTTATATTTGACAAAAAGAGTAATAATATTTTACAATGGAAAGATGCCGTTGGCATATTCGAACCATGGATAATATAATGTTCGCTAAATTAAAAAATAATTTTAATATTGATCATTTTGTTGAAAGAGATAAAATCATATCATTTGGATTAATAGTCGATGAAGAATTCCAAGGAATAGAATATAAAAAAGTTGTTAGTAAACATGCTTTTGAAATTTTTAATACAATCCCTGCAGAATACAGAAGACTATTCGATATTCAATTAATGAAAATTAATAGAGAAATTCCACCACACACTGATAGTAAAATTTCATGCGCTATTAATTTTTTCATAAAAACTAAAGATTGTGTAACAAAATTTTATAATTTTGGAAATAGCAATCCAGATCAAATACAGATCGAAAATCAAACCAATGGTTTTATTTTTAACGAAAAAGATTTGATATGGGAAGGCGATTCTTTTACTGCAAAATCGGGTGAAGCATGGGTACTTGATGTTACCAAACCTCATTCAGTTCATCCGGTAGATTCCGGCAATCCAGAAAGAATTGCAATTACCTTGGCTACTAAATCATTTACATTTGATCAAGTATGCATGATGTTACGTGCAACTAATAATCTATAAATTTATTACGGAGGGTTAACTGGACTGGGTCCAGCTCTGTCTTGAAAACAGAAGGTGTGCGAAAGCGCATAGAGTTCGATTCTACTAGCCCTCCTCCAAATATGCCACTAAGGGAACTAACTCGTTATAGTTCAATGGATAGAACAAGACACTCCTAAGGTTTAGATGGAGGTTCGATTCCTCCTAACGAGGCCATTGATATAGGGAGATAATTACTGTATAATACTTTATCTGCCCGTAGCTCAGTTGGATAGAGCAACAGCCTTCTAAGCTGTGGGTCGGGGGTTCGATTCCCTCCGGGCAGGCCAGATTCTGTTGTAAAAATACAACTTGACAAATTGTTAGAAGTCTAGTATAATACTAGCATACGTTAAGAAATTAACTTGTTCTTTAAAAAATAGTTGTTATATTTGCTCGGTTCGTCTATCGGTCTAGGACACCGCCCTTTCACGGCGGGAAGAGGGGTTCGATTCCCCTACCGAGTACCATTAAATGTATCGTTTTGGAAAAACTCGGTGTTCACCCGGGTAATGCACAGTCAATGGGTCCTCTGTCTAGCTAGCACGGCCAATACTGTTGATGTCAGAGTATATGGGTCATGCCTGTATATTCGTAACGAAAATAAGTAAACTTCGGCCGGAGTCCTTATATAAGTTGACACGTTAAAAGCAAACGACAATAGGGTTATTGTTGTCCATAACGAAACGATACACTTAATGGTAAGATTATGTAGGGGTACCAGAGAGGCTTAATGGCACTGATTGCAAACCAGTTGATTCGTCGGTTCAAATCCGACTCCCTACTCCATACAATTTTGGTCTCATAGTATATCGGTTAGTATAATGGCCTGTCACGCCGTAGGGACGAGTTCGATTCTCGTTGAGACCGCCAAATTGTTTTATTAAATAAGTTCATGGATGAAGTTATAATTATTGATGATGTTGTATGGCCAGAAAAGCAAGATGAAATAGAAAATGTTTTTTTTACTAAAAATCTTGCCTGGAAATTCTTTACAGATGTTGCTATACCAGAAAATGAAATTAAAGCATTAGGTATAACAAAATTAACGCCGGGTATCGGCGCTAGCATATTGCAAGATCAACCTCATTATATAAATCAACCATTATTAGATTTAACAGAAACCATAGTACATAATGCTTGCTCTAAACTAGGGTTAGTATGCGATAAGATTATACAAGGTAGAAGTTTTATAACTTTTCCATTACGTGAAGAATTAAGGAAAGAATACGACAACATACATATTGATTTAAATTATGATCATATGGTATGTTTATATTATGTTAATGATGTAGATGGAGATACTGTTTTATTTGAAGAAACAGCAGGTAGTTTTAAAAATAAAACCGTGTTAAAAGAAAAACTTCAAAAAAATGAATTTAAAATTGCTTATAGAGTAACACCTAAAAAAGGCCGTTGTATAGTGTTTAATGGTAAAAGGTATCATTCAAGTAGTGGTCCCACTAAAGGAGTTCGCTGTATTATCAATTTTAATTTCAGTTTAATGCCCTGATGGTGGAATTGGTAGACACGCTGGTCTTAGAAGCCAGTGCTTAGGCGTGAGAGTTCGAGTCTCTCTTGGGGCACCAATTTATTAAAATACATCTAACCTAGATATAATTTAGGTAGTAAGGACAGGGCACCAGGTTATAAAAGATTCCAAAAGCCATAGGTGTATTTTAATAAAATGCAGGGTTAGTATAATGGTATTATGACAGCCTTCCAAGCTGATGACACGGGTTCGATTCCCGTACCCTGCTCCATATTATAACTAATATGTATCCCTAGTATAATGGCAGTACTGCGGTCTCCAAAACCGTTAGTCGGGGTTCGAGTCCCTGGGGGTACGCCAAAAAACCCGGGATCCCTTACTCGTTAGTAAAAGGGGGTGTTGACGGTTACCATAATCCGTTGGGTACACTAGGACTCGACCTTCATTCCCGTTATATGGGAGAGTGAAAACTGCCTAGGGTGGACAACTACAGTCCTTCCATAAGACAAAAACGTGTGGACAGGGTAACAACTCAGTCTAGGGCTCTTGTGGTGAGAGTAGCTAGACACTTTAATAAAGTATACTAATTGAAAAGTGTCTTTGGACTAGAATGACTATCTAGTTAGATGCTTGGATAGGGATATAAAAAGACCCTGCTCGTCACAGTTGTCCTAGTATACTTTATTAAAGTGGGGGTGTAGCTCAGCTGGGAGAGCATCTGCTTTGCAAGCAGAGGGTAGCGGGTTCGAGTCCTGTCACCTCCACCAATGGTTATAGCGGGATGGAGAAACGGTAACTCACGAGTCTCATAAGCTCGAGGTCCAGGTTCGATTCCTGGTCCCGCAACCAATTAAGGAGAGTTGGCCGAGTGGTTAAGGCAACAGTTTGCTAAACTGTCGTCCAGAAATGGGCGCATAGGTTCGATTCCTATACTCTCCGCCAAATTTTAAAAAGGAAAAGAAATGTACATTAAACCAGGTCCAAATTATAAGATGTCAAAACAGACTAAACGTAGTCTTGCTTTGATCGTTGATCCTCATGAACGAGGAATACAACGTCGACTCATGGTTCAGGCCGAACTAGCGGCACTTGTTTCACCAAAGCGCGAAAAGAAACAGAGCTACGGTAATCGTCCTATAGTTGAAACAACAGAAGAATAATTTATTCCCTGATAGCTCAGTTGGTAGAAGCACTTGACTGTTAATCAAGGTGTCGCTGGTTCGAGCCCAGCTCGGGGAGCCATTTTTAAAAAAGGAAATTGTATGCAGGTAAGAGCAAACGCAAATGGTAAGATTGGAACGTGCGGATGTGGTCGTAGTCCTACAGGAGATTGCTGTGGATGGCACGGACTAAATGAAGATGCTTATAAACAAGCATTGGAACAATATAACCAAAAATTAAATGAGAATAAGGATTCAAAATGATTAAAGGTAGCAGATGTTCAGAGTTAGATAACGATCTGTGCGTAGAAAATGCAGGTGGTAATAGGTTTGATCTTATTATACTTGCTTCTGTGCGAGCTCGAGAAATCAGCGAACGTAATAAAAATAGCGAAAAATTTGAACATCTGCACACTCCTGTTTCAGCCTTACTTGAAATACAAGAAGGAAAAATAGGAGCAGAGTACTTAAAAAAAGTACGTTAAGAATTTTGCCTGGGTGCGTAGAGAGGTGATACGTCTCCTTTACACGGAGAGCGATACTGGTTCGAGTCCAGTCCCAGGTACCAATCATCGGAGTGTAGCGCAGTCTGGTAGCGCACCTGGTTTGGGACCAGGGGGTCCAAGGTTCGAATCCTTGTACTCCGACCATAATACTTTGTAAATATATCTATGTTTTACGAAAAACTTCCAATAAACATAGATATAGATAATCTTCAGCGAGACCTAGTGGAACATGTAATTTCACTAGGTCCTCCCGTTATACAAGGTGAAGAATTTATTACACCTGAATACTTTGGATTCGGAGGATGGAGCATCCTATCACGCACAGGCGATTGGCATGACGGTTGGGAAATGGGACATATAGCACAAAACGAAGCACGTGACTTAATATATCCAAATGGGATTCCAAACTACCGAGCATTAAAATATTTGAATTTTTCTCATGGCGTAGAGCATAGGAACCCTACTCAGGCATGTAAGGGAGAATTTGTTAAAATAATATCCCAATTAGAAAAAATGGGTTTTTATCCTAGTCGTGCTAGGGTGAGTATTATGCAACCAGGAGCAAGTACAACTGTACATCAAGATGCACCCAGTAATGTTTATATGGCTAGAATTCATATTCCTATTATAACAAACGAACAATGTATACACTCTTGCGAAGGGATAGATTTGCACATGCCTGCAGACGGTAGCGCCTATATCATGTGGGTTAATTTACCTCATCAGGCTCGAAATACTTCAAATGAAAATAGGTATCATATGTTGATAGATGTGTACGACACTCAACATATAACCGATAACTTTCATTATAAAGATAATTACAGTATATTAGAAACAGAAGCCAATCGTTACAGAGCAATATTAAATAACATTAATCTAACAGCACAAGAAATTAAAATATTTGATGAATTTAAGCAAAAGTTTGTAACCAAAGATTAATGCGGGAGTAGCTCAGTTGGTAGAGCACTACCTTGCCAAGGTAGATGTCGCGAGTTCGAACCTCGTCTCCCGCTCCAAAGGATATATGAAAAAAAGAATAGCAGTGTTAGGAACAGGTACAGCAGGAATAATATCACTTTCAATTTTATTATCTTATGTAACCAACAACTGGGATGTTGTTAGTGTCTATGATCCTACCAAACCTATCCTAGGAATTGGGGAAAGTACCAATCCTAACTTTATAGGTACCCTTCAAGAAGGTACACAATTTAATATCGATGATTTAGGAGAACTTCACGGAACATTAAAGTTTGGAACAAAATATCGTCGATGGAGAGAAAACGATTTTGTTAACCCGTTGTTTGGTGCAGGTTATGCTATACACTTTGACAATTTTACCTTAAAAGATTATTGTTTCAAAAAGTTTTATAAATTGTGGCCTGAGAAATTCAAAGAGATAACAGGTTCTGTTACAGAAGTTGTTCCGGGAAATAAATCTGCAAAAATTTTAATAGATAACCGTGTAGAAGAATTTGATTACATTGTAGATTGTAGAGGGTTTCCTCCCGACCTTAGTTTAGATTATGTCAAGTCTTCATGCAGTCCTGTTAATCATTGTGTTGTTTATTCTGTTCCTCCCGAAAATCAAGAAATGTACACAGATCATATTGCTATGAATCACGGCTGGATGTTTGGTATTCCGTTAACAACTAGAACGACTTATGGATATCTGTTCAACGATACTATGTCTAACAAAGCTGATGTTATCAAAGAGATGAGCGAATACTTAAAGATTGATATAAATGAAGACAAGATTATTGAATATAACTTCACACCATTTTATACTAAGAAAATTTTTGAGGGACGAGTATTAAAAAACGGCAATCGGGCTTTGTTTTTTGAACCATTATCTGCTAGTTCAATTTATATGTATATTCAAATTATGCAGAGTTTTATTGATTATCTAGTAGATCCAGAGCGTGTATTACTTAACGAATCATTTCAAATGAACGCAGAGGGATTAGAAGATATGATCAGCTATCTATATCACGGCGGATCTACCCTTGATACAGAATTTTGGCAACATGCTAAAACCCTAGGACAAAAAAAGTTGGCCAATAGTATTAAATTAAAGGCCGTGATCAAAGATTATAATGCACTTTTTGATCAAGGTCTCCTTATACAAGGCAAGGGTTGGTTGTTTGCTCCTATGACTATGCGCCTAGTAGATGAAAAATTTGGTTATAATTATTTCAAACGTTAACGGCCTTTGGTGAAATGGATATCATTTCGGTCTTCGAAACCGACGGTGGGAGTTCGATCCTCTCAAGGCCGGCCATGCTCTTGTAGTATAATGGTAGTACACTGACTTGGTACGTCAGTAATCCAAGTTCGATTCTTGGCTTGAGCACCACGGTTGACTAAATGGTAAATTGAATGTATAATCAAGTCATGTATAAAATAATAGGTAAAGAAGAAACATTTAAGGTGTTAACACTAGATGAGGCAATGAATCTTGCCAAGCATATGAACGAATTCGTAACTATCAAAGGTGACGATTTTGAAGTATGCGGTATATTTGGTGTTGACAGCATTAAGGAAGGTAAGTGCCCAGACGGTGTTGCTTACGATTGGAACAAAGCAAGCCGAATAGGCCGTGTTAAAAAGGAGAGAGTCTAATGCCATGGATTGAAAATGTAGCCGCAAGTGATATTCCGATTGGGTTTCATCACGATGCTGGCCCTAATAGTATGCTGATCAGTATAGTTGATCCAGCAAGTTGGCGTCCTACTCCAAAACATCAGTTCAAAGAAATTCATAATTTTGAATTTTTAGATGTAGAAGAAAAGGACGAGGTTCTTGAAGAAGAAATGAAGTGCAGTCAAGAGCAAGCTAATCAACTTGTGGCTCTTTTACAACACGCTTTGGCTAATCGTATGAATGTTGTTGTTCATTGCTTCGCGGGTATTTGTCGTTCAGGTGCTGTATGCGAAGTGGGTGTAATGCTTGGATTTGAGGATACAGAACGTTTTCGTAGTCCTAATCTGCTTGTCAAGCATCGTATGATGAAGGCCTTAGGTTGGACATATGATGAAAACGAAAAGCCTAACATTGACAACTAGAGAGTTTTTAATCCATGATAGATTGGCAATTAATTATTGTTGGATTAATTGTTATATTTGCCGTAGCAGTTATTGTTAAATCAATATGTTTTGGACCTAAAGAATCTAAATGTCATAATTGTAGTAACAATCCTGCTAAATGTAATTTATAGAGCTTTTGTACTCTATAAATATTTTTATGAAAAAAAACTATAAAATAGTCATAGTCGGCGGCGGAACTGCTGGATGGCTATGCGCGGCCTGGATCAGTAAAAAATTTCCTAATGTAGATCTTAGATTAATAGAGTCTCCTCAAATTCCCAAAATAGGCGTAGGTGAATCTGTTACTCCCCATGTTTCTGCGTTCTTCAATGAGTTAGGTATTGAAGATAAGCATTGGATGAAATATACTGGTGCTGTACACAAATATGCCAATAAATTTATTGGGTGGAGAGGAGACTCAGATTTTGAACATTTTAGTTTTAGCTACCCAACTAAAACAACAATTTTACAAAAAGAATTAAATCATCCAACTTCTAAAGAAGATTTAATATTTAGAGAATCGGATGTTCGGACCACTGACACTCTAATGAAACTTCTAGCAGAAGGAACATTTGATAAGTTTGACAAGCATTTTAATAGTCAATATTACTATATGATGCGCAATGTTGCTCCATTTGATGACAATGGAAATTATTTGCTTAATCCTTTTTATAGTTGGAGTCAGCATATCAACGCAGAACGTGCTGCCGATTATGCAAGAGATTACATAGCATTACCCAACGGGGTAAAGCATATACAAGCTAAAGTTAAAGAAGTTTTAACAGAAGGCAACAATATTAAATCTCTTATATTATGCGACGATAGTATAATTGACTCTGATCTGTTTATAGATGCTAGCGGTTTCCACAAAGTTTTAGTTAAAAATTGGCCGACAAAGGATTACACAAATAATACCGTCAATAGCGCATGGGTTTGTCAACTTGATTACATTGATCAAGAAAAAGAAATGGTAAACTATACACAAAGTATTGCTCAAAACTACGGCTGGTTGTTTAAGATTGGATTATATCATAGAATGGGCAGTGGGTATTGTTATGATTCCAATTATATTTCTGATGATGCCGCCAGAGAGTCTTACATTAATATGATTGGTAATCGACGTGCAGAACCAAGATTGTTAAAATGGAAACCTCAACGATTGCAAAACTCTGCAAATGGTAATGTAGTAGCTATTGGCCTTAGTTGTGGATTCGTTGAGCCTATGGAAGCCAATGCATTGTTTATCATAGTAAACAGTATTGTTTCGTTAACTAGTATATTTGATGGCTATAATAAAACTGGTGTTATGAATTTTAAAAATTATAACGAAAAAATTAGCTATTGCATTGATGACATAGCCGATTTTATTCTAGTCCATTATACATTAAGTTCTCGAAATACAACTAAGTTCTGGTTAGATAAACAAGAACTAGGTTTAAGAAAAAATCACAAAGATCTTGTTTATAAAAAATATATGAACAAAAACAATACTATGGCAAGCGCACTAGATGGTTACTCTTTGTTTCCTGAGTATATGTGGGCACAATTAGCTCATAGTTGGGGATTAGATTTATCTCAATGGAAAGATAAAACATTTACGAACCTAGATTTGGAATTGACTAGATTATACTATCAACACCTATCCGAAAAACATAATATCATTAGCCAGACTAGACCTAATAACTATCAATGGCTAAAAAACAATATTTTTAATGGTTTAGAATCAAAAGATTGGGAAAAACTTTATTTACAGGTTTAACCAAACTATAGTGCAAAGAAAATAATTTGGATCAAAAAGGATTAATATGCCAAAGTGTTATCAATTGATTGGAGTGCCTGGTAGTGGTAAAAGTACATGGGTGGCCAATCAAGAATGGGCTAAGGACTGTTCTTACATAAGCACCGACTCCTGGGTGGAATTGTATGCAAAGGAACAGGGCAAAACCTATTCAGAAGTATTTGTAGAATACATGCCCAAAGCCGTCAACATCATGACCGAACATGTTAAACTGGCTAGAGATGCTGGCCAAGATATTATTTGGGATCAAACTAGTACTACGGTAAAAAGTCGTACTCGTAAATTTAATATGTTACCTGACTATGAGCATATTGCTGTGGTGTTTAA